TAAACTTAATTCAAACCGGCGGCCCATCGCAAACATACAATCTTATGCAGAATTGTCTTACTATTGGTGGGTGCAGTGTTTCGGTAAATCAACAATAATGGCATATAGTAAAGAAGTAGTACAACGGTTCGAAGCCGTATTAGCAAATCCTCAAAAACATTCAGTTGGAAGTTTAGATAGGAAAGACCCCAAGGTTGCGACAGGACTAGCAGGAGCACCTGCATGTGGTGATGTAATGCAACTTCAATTATTACTGGACGATAATGAAAAGATTGTCGATGTAAAATTTAAAACTTACGGATGTGGAAGTGCAATTGCATCTTCATCACTATTTGTAGATATGATGATGGGTAAGACTATCGCAGAAGCAAAACTTATTAAGGACAAAGATATTGCAGAAGTACTACAATTACCACCGATAAAATTGCACTGTAGTGTATTGGCAGAAGATGCTATTAAACAAGCGATGGTAGACTATGAGACAAAACAAGAAGAAAATTATACGCATCCAATTTTAGACCAATCAATGATCGGCCATAATAAACCGCCAAAATGAAAGCAGATATAGATTTCACAGAAGCTGCTTTTAAATACATCGCAGAATTAGATAAACCAACTCCCACAATTAGACTAGGACTTAAACCTGCTGGTTGCACGGGTTTTGAATATGAAATTAAGTGGGATGAGATAATTAACGACAGTGATTATACAGAAGATTTTGGAAATTTTAAAGTAGCCATAGATGAATTATCTTACCCTAGAATACAAGGTTCTACAGTTGATATTATAGAAGATGGTATAAACAAGAACGTAAAAATAATTAACCCTCAGGAAGTCGCGTCTTGTGGATGTGGCGCAAGCGTAAACTTTTAAATTATGTATAATTGGAAAGTAGTTTTATTAACTATTGCCCTATTACTAACCGTAAGGGTAATGGATCCAAAATTAGTTGAACAGTTTCGTTTAAACTATTTTGATTCCCTACAATCATATCAAGAACCCATTAAGTCAGATAACATAGTTATAGTTGACATTGATGAATCGTCTTTGGCTAAGTATGGCCAATTCCCATTTAGCAGAGATATATACGCAGACTGGTTACTTAACTCTCCAGAAGATAACGCGTATGTTTTTAATATGGGATTCACAGAGGTAGATCGGTTCGGTAAAGATAATGTTTTAGTTCAAGCCATGGGCCAAAGAGATGTTATATTATCTTCTTTTGTAAGTAATAAGGCTCAGGGAGATAAACCACCTAGAGGATTTGGTAAATTAGGCAAAGGCGATCCAGAAGAGTGGTTATACTCATATAACGGTATTAGAAACCCTGTTGTATCAGAGAATGCAGCTGGCGTCGGTGGCGTGAGCGTGGCTATATCTGTCGATGGAATAGTAAGAGAATCCCCTTTAGCCATACTGGCGAACGGCTTTCTAATTCCATCAGTTGCATTGGAGATATTACGAGTATGGGAGTATCAGCCTAACCTGGCAATTAAGATTAAGGACGCTGGCGTGGAGTGGGTGAGAATGGGCAGTCTGCCACCGATGTATACCACTCCAAATTCTAATGTCCAGATAGCTTATTGGAACAAATACGATAGAATTTCATTCGGAGACCCTGTACCAGATGGTAAGATAGTTATGTTAGGGTTGTCTGCGGGCGGTCTGGTTAACCCTGTCCCGACACCAAACGGGGCAATTCTGCCACACGATATCCAAGCACATTTAATATCTACAGTAGTTAATGGTATCCAAATTCAAAGGCCGTGGTATGCAGATCAACTTGAACTCCTAGTAATAATCAGTCTATCATTATTGGTATTACTTATTGTATATCAAACTCCAACTTATGTATCTGCCATTGCTGCACTTGCTCTTATGGGTGGAACAATGTATGCAGGTTATCACTTCTGGATGACCAAACTTTTATTATTAGATGTATTGTATCCTGTGGTCGCTGCCTTTATTGTATTTACCCATGCGTCATTCAATAGGTTCTATGTTACATTTAAACTAAAAGAACTTATTAAAGGCCAGTTCGGTACTTATCTATCACCTGACATGGTTTATATGTTACAAAAGGATCCATCTCTGTTAACATTAGGCGGAGAAAGAAAAGAAATGAGTTTCTTATTCATGGATATATGCGGTTTTACTCCCATAAGTGAACACTATAAGAACAATGACGACCCTGAAGGGTTAGTAGAACTAGTAAACGAATTTTTAGATGCTATGACAAAGATTATACTTGCCAATGGTGGTACTATTGACAAATATATGGGAGATTGTATTATGGCATTTTGGAATGCGCCTCTACCGTGTGAAAATCATGCGGAGATGGCGGTAAAATCAGCAATTGAAATAGAGAATAAAACAAATGAACTTAAAGAAATCTATAAAGAACGTGGCCTTCCCGATATTAATGTTGGTACTGGTATTAACACCGGCGATTGTATTGTTGGTAACATGGGTAGTGAATCCAGATTTGACTATTCGGTTATTGGAGATGCAGTCAACTTGGCAGCTAGACTCGAGGCTACCGCTGCAAGACATGAGTATATAGATTATAAGACAATTATATCAAGTCACACATTTAAACAACTACCTCCAGGCTATGTCTGTTCGGAGATAGGTCAAATTAAAGTAAAGGGTAAGGATGAACTTATTACCATTTATTCACCAAAAGTTATAACGTTATAACAAAATGTTCTAAGGAAATGGTTGACAAAACTGTTTTAGCCGTAGTATAATATACACATATTAATTAATCAAGGAATGAAGATGCCGCCAATGGTATTAATAGACGGACAGATTAAAGGTAAAGCAAGTGGACTTATAGATGTTTATGTCTACAATCTTTGCAAGGCCTTAGGTATTAGTAGAATGAGGTCTAAACTTATTCAAATTAACTTTACAACTGACCAAGAAGGCCAGTTAGGTAATGCATGGGGTTGTAGTAAAGAAGGTTATGCAGAGATTAATATTGCGAGAAAATGCGAAGGTAAAAAAATCAAATATGCCGAAATGATGCAGACTCTTGCTCATGAAATGGTCCACGTAAAACAGTACTTCCGAAAAGAACTTGATGGGACTGGCTGTAAGTTTAAATGGAAAGGTCGTAATGCAGACGGTTATCAATATGAGAACCAACCCTGGGAACGTGAGGCTTTTAAACGTGAAGAATCTTTATATAACGAGTGTTGGCCACATGAATTGGACTTTTAATGCAAAATAATTCAACAAAATGGTTGACAAATGGTTTTAGCTATAGTATAATATACCTATAAATTAAGAAAGATAAGGAGTTTTAATTATGAAAATCATCGCGCAAAGAACCTCACCAGTAACCGGTAAAGTAAACCACATGGTAATATTTGCTACTAATGAGCAATTAATTGATTGGCACGAGGGCACTCTTATTCAAGACGCACTGCCTGATGCGACAGTAGACCAGAGGGAGTTTCTGATCTCCGGTTGCACACCAACGTGTTGGAATTCAATGTTTGGATCCGAGGATGCAGCATAATGAAAGAGATATTTGACTTCTTGGAAGACCTGAGAGAATCAGGCCAAATTAATATGTTCGGAGCGGCCCCTGTGTTACAGGAAACCTTCGGTCTTAACAAATACGAAGCGAGAGAAATTCTTGCTGATTGGATGAAATCTTATGAATAAATTAAAAGGTTTGGCTGCCGGAACAGTCTTAGGAATTATATTCGGTGTTGCATTGAATTATGCATTTAACATCCCTGAGGTGCAAATTAGCCACTCTACAGGAGAATGCATGAAGGTGGTTAACTTCTCCGAATCAGATAAATTCACCTGCGATGATCTGCCGTCGCGCTATAACCATGTGTGGGTTAAATGATTAGAATTTTACAGGAAATAACCGATTGGGGTGACGAGAAAGTTTCTAATGGAACCTACTATGTCAATGAACATGGTCATTTAGTTGCTTACAAACCAGTAAATGGTGAGTATAAAGAATTCAGTAAACCTATGAAAAGGTTCTCTACCGCACGCAGAAAATTCAAAGAACTTGGAACTATAGATAATGGTTCTTCAGGTATACCAGTTAAAGGCTCTAAAGGCAATACATATTACATTAAAGACAATAAGTGTTCATGCCCTGGATTTAAATTTAGAGGTACGTGCAAACACTTAATCAAGGTTGCAGCATGAATTTATCATACTGTGATTATATAGCACATACCATTATAAAACCTGCCCTTGATATAGATAATGATTCTAATCAGGGTATGTTATCAGAAGTTAGTCAAGTTAAAATGGACTTATGTAAGAAGGCTGGGTATATGTTATCCACGACTAAAACCATAATGCTGACAGATAAAAATGGCAGAAAGTACAAAGTAACCATAGAAGATGTTACAAAATAAAAAAAAATGGTTGACAAATGCTATTAACAGTAGTATAATAGTACCTATAGTTGATGAGGAAATAAATTATGAATAGATTAGAAATGATCAAAGCGGCCGCAGAAAAGGCACAAATCAAGAGAGCAATATCCAATATTGCAACCAGAAAGGAGTCAATTAAAGAAAAAATGAAACTCCATAAAAAATTAACCAAATCTATGAAAAAGGCCGGACATCAAGCTCCTAGTAGCCTTGAATCGTTTAAAGAAGAAAATATGTATTATACGGAGAAAGAAACCCGCGATTATCTTGCTGGTACTTCGATAATGGAAACATATGAGGCAATGAAGTCACAAGATGATTATTGATATTGAAAAGTTGGTAAAAGAACACCCTAATAATTACAGTTTGGGTGAGGCCGTTAGAGCTTTATATTGGGCTGATCAACGGAGAGAGAAGAATGATTCTCAATTAAGACACGAACAAAAAGTTTTTCGTGTCGTTGATGATGCAGGATGTGATGTCGAAACAGGAAAGTTTTTAGGATGATGTCCTTTGCACTCGCTACAAGGCGCTTAGAATCTCTTAAACGGGCAGAATTGGCCGCTAAGAATCCAGAATTTAAAGAACTTTGGGCTAGTAAAAGACAAGAATTAATAGAACTATTACAATCAGGTAGTTCATATGATGAGCTATCAGGAGAAGTAATATGCTAGAATTAATATTTGGATGGGTAGTAACTGTAGGGTTTATAACCTTTGCATATATCGGAATACACATGACATTTGAAAAAGACGCAGGTAGATATATTCCACTTATATGGGAAAAAGATGGGTTACTATATAAAATTTTCAGGAAAGACGGAGACAAAAAATGAAATACATGGAAATTTCAAGTTACTCACATGTGAGCTCACACGGTGACCGAAAGGCAGATGTATTAAGAACTTCTGCAGAATCTCCCAACTATTGGGGTTGCAGATTCTATCTTGCAGGTAATTCTTTAGGTATTGAGTGGTATAAGGGCCATTCAGAATCATATGCCGAGGATGCCGCAGAAAACTATGTTCAGGGTATTAAAGATTATACCCCTTAGCTTTTGTCACCCCTTAGCGGCTATTTCTACTCCTTATCAGAATGCCGCTAGGGGGTTGACAAATTTTTTTAGGCGTGGTATAATATACACATATCACATAAGGAGTAAAGTATGGTAAGTAAATCATTAGAAAAGAAAAGAATCAAAGGTCGTAAAAACCGAGTCACGATTGATGACAAATATATGGGCCAAGAACCATGGTGGGATAAAGATAACCCACAACCAACAGATGACAGTCTATGGAAAAGTCAATGGACAAAAGCTGCACACTGGTACAATTATTTCTATAAAGCAAAAGATTATATTCCATATATTCTAAAATACGCAGAAGAGGTTCATGGGTTTAATAAGAAAGACATAAACGCTCTCAAAGCTATTGAGGACTGGAGATTAAATCAAGGCACTCAAGCAGTCGCGCGTCTACATTATCGTGGATGGGCACATACCGAAGAACAACATCAGAGAGTTCTTGATAGATTAAAAGAACACGTAGTTACGGGTAATAAAGCTCTTAAACAAAAAGTAGAAGTTAAGAAATCCGCACCTCCTGTCATCAGTCCTGCCCAAAGAGCATATACGAACATGATGGAGACTATTCATGCAGATTGGGATGAAATTGTAATAGATAGCTGGATGGATGGAAAATTTAATCCAGATTTTAATGTGTATGAACTATGGAAAAAACACGGCCTGAAAGGTAATGTTATTGAAGGATTTAAAAGAAAAGTCCAGTTTGAATATGATCTTGTATCTGATGCGTATAACAAAACGTGCGATCAAGCTGTAGAAGCCTATTCACATATTACACCAAGACGTCAGAAGAAGATGTTAAACCTCATGGATGTTATCTTTGCTGATCTGGATAAATTAAAAGGTAGTTTTAAGGCAGTTAGAATGCCTAGAGCTAAAAAACCAAAATCAACAGATGCTCAAGTCGCAAGATTACAGTATAAGTCAGAAGATATTGAATCCAAGGTCACGTCTATAAATCCAGTATTGATACCTACTAAAGAAATGTTATGGGTGTATAATACTAAAAGTAGGGTACTGACACAGTATGTTACAACCGCTACGAGTGGTTTTGAAATTAGTGGTACTACCATTAAGAATTTTGAACCGACTCTGTCAAAGACATCTAGGTTAAGAAAACCACAAGATATANTACCTGATGTGNTAAAATTCACTCCCAAACAAATAGAGAAAAGAATTTGGGATAAACTCACCACTAAGATAGGTAGTCCAAACGGTCGTATAAACAAAGACTGTGTTCTACTTAGGGTAATATAAGGAACAGATGATTGAACAAAAAATTATGACAAGAAAAAGATTTTCTACTGCGGTAGAAAGTATGGTAACCGATAGTAAGGGTTTAACTTACATAGAGGCAGCTGCTTATATCATAGAAGAACGAGGGATGGATTTTAAAAATTTAAACAGACTATTATCAGATTCCCTTAAACAGAAAATCGAGGCAGAAGCCATTGATTTAAATTTACTTAGAACAAAACAAACCAATAAATTACCAATATAGGAGAATATTATGAGTAATGTGATTATACCAACGTCCGACGAGGATAAGAAAAGAATCAAGGATTGTGTTATTGAAATCAGTAATGCAAAAACCCAGATGGAAGCACAACGTGACTTCATTAGAGAGGCGATTAATTCTTGTGTCGAGGATGTAGAGGTAGATAAGAAACATCTGCGTAAGATGGCAGAAATCTACCATAAACAAAATCTGCTAGAAGTAGTAGGTGCGGTTGAAGATGTTGAGGCATTATATGAGAGTGTAATGTCCTAATGATGGATCCATTTGATTCTTATAAACTATATAATGCGCTGAAACTCCATTTTGAAACAGATGGATATGATGCGATTAAGTATAACTATAAATCGAATGTGTCACCGCAATCCTTCTTTAAGAGAAGGGATAAGTACTTCTTTGCTAAATTAGCTAAGAACTACGAGAAGGATTTATTAACATACTTCGTATCCAACTTTAAAAACGGAGTTGGTTACGTAGGTGATATGATTAATGAAGACGGAGAAAGAAACTATTTGGATCATAAGAGAATACAAGAATCTATACATCGAGTGTTTTCAATTGATATAAATATACTTAATGAGCAAGGAGAAGTGTTTGATAATTTCTTTAAGAGTAATGACGGACAATTACCCTTGGTTATAAAGATATGGTTACAAGAAGAAATTAGTTTAGAGACTGTTGTTATTCTAAATGCCATATTTGGGTTTATACAACGTGAATCCGAGAAAGTAACAGATACCATTATATGGCCTGATACCAAACGGAAGATTGAAAAGTATACCCCATTTGTAAATTATAATAAAGATAAATGCATGAAGCTATTGACAAATGTGTTTATTTGATGTATAATATACAGTATAATTATGAATAAAGTGAAATATAACAGAAACGACTACACTAGAGTCGTAATACAACGCAATACGGAGATATAAAATGTCATTTGCAAACCTTAAGAGCTCGCGAGGCTCGTCAATCGACAAACTCGTAAAAGCAGCGGAAGCTGTGTCCACTAAAACAGATTCTAAATCTTCTTACGGAGACGATAGATTCTGGAAACCTACCAGAGATAAAGCAGGAAACGGTTATGCCGTAGTCAGATTCCTACCAGCCAAAGAAGGTGAAGACCTACCTTGGGTAAGGTATTGGGATCATGGTTTTAAAGGCCCTACTGGTCTATGGTATATCGAAAACTCTTTAACTTCTATTGGTCAAGATGATCCAGTATCAGAATCTAATTCTGTTCTGTGGAATTCTGGTCGTGAAGAAGATAAAGCCACCGCTAGAGATCGCAAGCGTAGACTACATTATGTAAGTAATGTGCTCGTTGTTTCTGATCCTAGTAACCCTGAGAACGAAGGAAAGGTATTCTTATACAAGTTTGGTAAGAAAATCTTTGATAAGATTATGGAGTCAATGCAACCTGCATTTGAAGACGAAGATCCTATTAATCCTTATGATTTCTGGGAAGGTGCGGAGTTTAAAATCAAAATCCGTAAAGTAGAAGGATGGGTTAACTATGACAAGTCAGAGTTTTCAAACCAGTCTGCACTATTTGAAGGTGATGAAGAAAGACTAGAAGATGTATATGGGAAACTATATTCACTACAAGACTTTCTAAAACCAGAGAACTATAAGACTTATGCTGAACTATCAGCTAAGATGAATAAAGTTCTTGGTATTGATGCGGGTGCACCGGCTATGGATATGCCAGCAATGAATGTAGTTGCGGAAACTCCAATGGCAGCGACGGCAACAGCCGCTCCTGTTATGGAAGAACCAGCTGCAGATGAAGATAATGATACTCTATCATACTTCGCAAAACTGGCTAAAGAAAGCTAATAAAAAGAAGTGTGGTTAACCACATCATTTTTAGGGAGACTTCGGTCTCCCTTTTTTTATCTAGTGGTAGTGGATTCTTGGGTTCTATTAGGTTTAGTAACTAAGATATTAGTTGTATTTGCTTGAACACTACTCTGGGTTGAATTATCTGTGGCCATATTTACAGGACCTTGTTGGCCGACGGCTGATCTTAATTCTACATTCTCTGCTGATATATTCATTAAATCTATACCAGTATTATCTGATGTGGCCGCTGCAGTAGTACCATCCGAGGTATTCATACTTAATATACCTTGGATTCTGTTAAAATTAGCAACTGCCTTATCTACATCATCTCCGAGATTAGCAAGTCCGTCAGTCTCAAAATTAAACCCTCTTGTTAATGTACCACCTTGTAATATTGTTTCAAGTAGTCTTACATTATCATCCAAGTCAGTGATTGCAGAACCCATCTCAATAGAAATTTCACCCATAGAAGACATTCTTTCAAATACATCTGC